CTTCTCACCGAACGTCCAGATGAAATCAACATCATGCCCTCGCTGCATGGCGGCGGCGGCAAGTTCGGTCAGATTATCATGGGTGCCGTAGTCGTGGCTATCGGTGCTGTTGTCTTCTTCACTCTCAGCCCCACAGTCGGCATTTCGCTGATGATTTCGGGCGGCATGATGATGGCACAAGGCGTGGTGGGCTTGTTCTTCAAGTCCCCTAAGATGGATAAGTCCGTCGATCCCGAAGACTCAAAATATCTCGGCATCAACCGAAATACTACGGCGGCACGAACGCCGATCACAATGGCGTGGGGTCGTGTCAATCTTTACCCCCACTGGCTAAGCTTGCAGTCCGACAGCAATCAACTGTCGCATGGAGCTTTCCCTGTTACTCCTTAAAGGATCATATATATGCGAAGCGGAACTACAGACAGTCTTGAGGAACTGAAGGCATGGGCAACACCCGCTCAAAGCCGCATCATCGACGCTATCCAAAGCGCGAACGGAAACAGGCGGGAAGCAGCGCGGGCGTTGGGTCTCCATCACAGCGTCGTCCAGCGGGCTATCAAACGCGTGAAGAAGAACGCAGCAGCGCACGGCTTCTCACCGGAGCATGGCTTGGAGCGGGTGATCCCGGCACCGTTCGTAGCGCGTGGCCACTCGACAATGGACAAGGTGGACCCGGAGACGGGCGAGCGTCGAATGATGTTGCAGTGGACGAAGACTCGTCTGGACGACACACAGTGGGTTGAGAAGGTCGAGCAGGGCATCGCTGCCTTTGTCGAAGGCATCGAACACAACATCGTCATCCCTGACGCGCCACTTGACGCCGACGATGACATCATTCCTTGGATTCAGATCGGTGACGCTCACTTGGGTATGCTCGCTCATGAAGCCGAGACCGGCGCGAACTTCGACCTCAAGATCGCAGAGCGTGAACTGCTCACCGCCATTGCGATGCTGATTGCTGAAATGAAGCCTGTAAAGCGCATGGTCATCAACGACCTTGGCGACTTCACCCACTACGAGAACATGAAGGGCGAGACGGAGCACAGCGGTAACAAGCTGGACTACGATGGCCGCTTCCCCAAGATGATCGACGTTTACTCCCGCGTTATGCGGACCATCGTGGACCTTGCGCTCACGAAGGCCGAGACAGTGGACATCATCATCAATCAGGGCAATCACTCCCGCACGAATGACATTTGGATGGCTGTCCTTCTGCGCGAGGTCTATGGTGCTTCTGGCCGCGTCAACGTGCTCAACAACCATTCGCCCTTCATCGGCTACCGAATGGGCAACACGTTCGTAATGACCCACCACAGCGACAAGACTCGCCCCAACAAGCTGGCACAGGTGATGACCAGTGACTTCCGTCGTGACTTCGGTGAGACCGAGTTTCACTACATCGACATTGGTCACATCCACCACCACATGCGCTCTGTCGAGCATCCCGAAGTTATCATTGAGAGCTTCGGCATCCTAGCGTCCAAGGACGCCTACGCACACGACAACGGCTATCGCTCACGTCAGTCGATCACGGTCATCAATCGCAGCCGCAAGTATGGTGAGATTGGTCGTCGCCTTCTGCCGATCCAGCAGGTTCGTGATCGTATTCGTGCGATTGCAGAAGCCAGCGGCAAGGCAGTTCCTTACATGCCACAGCCGATTAAGTCCTTCACCGTATAGCGGTTGCCCACTGACCCCTTGATTTCGCCATGCTTTATCTGAAAAGGATAGGGCATGGCGAAACCATATGAACAAGATGTCGTTTTAGACGCTGACGGCAAGCCGCTCTTTTCGGCTATGGATATTTTTCAACGTCGCGTTGATGCTATCCAGAAGACAATCACCAACATTCAGAAGGACAGCTACAAGACCGTAGCTGACCTCAACAAGACCCTCGACGCCAACGTCAAGTCATTGCGCGATGCGATGAATGGTCTGCGTGCAGTCAGCACGCCCAAGGCTACCCGAGACCGAGACTATACTGCTGCCCTCAAGGCCGAAGCCAATGCGGTCAAGGACACTGATCGTGTTGTTAAGGGTGCCCTTCGGGAGCAGGCCGAGCTTCGCAAGAAGGGCTATGACGAAGCCCGCGCCTTTACGCTAAAGGAAGCCAAGGATCGTCAAGCGGCCAGCCGTGAGACTACTCAGCGTATTGCTGCTGACGAGCGTGAGGGTGCCCGCATCGTTGCAGAAAATAATCGTCGCCGGGTGCAGCAGGAGATTGAAACTCAGAAGCTCATCCGTGCTTCGCGTATCAGCGCAGCGCGTGACGAAGCTGTTGCAAACGCCAAGAGCATTCAGGATTCCAATGCTCTGACGCGTGCGCGTGTTGACAACATGAACAAGATGCAGATATTTCGTCAGGCGCAGAAGACCGAGACGAACCCCGAGCAGCTTCGCGCACTGGCACAGCTTATTGCGATGGAGAAGGCGCGTGGCCAAGCTCTTGAGCAGAACATGCGGACCTTTGAAGCGGCTAATCGTCGCATGTCCGGTCTCGACAACAAGACACAGAAGGCCCTTGCGCCTGCTGCCGCGCAGCGTGACGTGCAGATTTACGGTATATCCAACGCACGCAGCCGTGCTGTTGACGCGCAGACCCTAGCCACGCAGAACTTGCTGAACGCCGCTTCCGAGCGTGAGCGTGTTACTGCCCTGCAAAGTCTCGACCTTGCGCGTGCCAAGCTCGCTGCCATTGAGCGTATGGTCGCCAAGGAGAACCAACTGGCTGCTGCCGCCGAGCGCGTGAAGAAGGCCGACGAGCGGGCTGCTGCTGGCGATGCAAACCTTAGCGGTCGCAGTCAGAAGATGCTGGCCAATCGCTATGCGACGGATGCCATTGCTTCGCTTGGTCCGCAGCAGGCTTTGAATGCTGCCTTGGGTCGTCAGCTTATTGCACAGAACGCTCTCAAGGGTGCCGTTGGTCAGCAGCAAGTCGCTGCTCAACGCCTGCTTGGTATTGAGGACGCTCGCGTTGCTGCTATTGAGCGTCAGATTGCCGCAGCCAGCCGTCGTGCGGCTCAAGATGCACGCGAAGCTGCGCGAGGTGCGCCCGGTCCTGAGAAAGAGAACCCGCTTAAGCGCATCCTGTCACCCGGCTACGCTGTCTCAGCTATCGCACGCACCGGAGTTTACGGAGCGGCTGCTGGTGCGGCTTACGGCGCGTTCAACGCGGCACAATCCGGTCTGTCGAACACCATCGAAATCGAAGACGAGATGGTCAAGCTACAGGCCATTGCCAATGCGACCGATACGCAGATGCAAACGCTGCGTGGGTCGATCTTCGCTATCGGTGAAACGTCGCGGTTCGCCACGACTGATCTTATCAAGATTTCACAGACCCTCGCACAGGCTGGTGTCGCCGCTGGTGACATGCAGAAGGTGCTGGCATCTGTCACCACGCTCGCTACCGCATCAGGTTCCACGCCTGAGGAAGCTGTGCAGCTTGTCACGTCGGCCCTTGGATCGTTCCAGTTGTCGGCCAGCGAGAGCAGCCGCGTTGCTGACCTGATGACTGAAGCTCTGAACCGCACCAAGTTGACGGTGCAGCAGGTTGGTCAGGCCATCCAGTATGTCGGTGCCACCGCATACGAGCAGAACATCAGCCTTGAGCAGTTGCTTGCCACTGTTGGTTCCGTCGCACAGGCTGGTATCAAGAGCGGTTCCACCATCGGCACCGGCTTCCGTCAGTTCCTTGTGGACTTGCAGGACCCAAGCAAGAAGCTCACCGAGCAGCTTACGCTTCTCAAGCTAACCTCGGCTGACATTGACGTGAGCGTGCGTGGCTTGCCTGCTGTGCTCGACACGCTGCGTAACGCTGGCTTCGGTGCCTCACAGGCTTACGCTGGTCTTGAGACCCGCGCTGCTGCGTTCTACCTGACCGCGAAGAACAACGTGGACGTGGCTGACCAGTTGCAGTTGTCGTTCTCGTATTCGACGGCTGCGTTGGTAGCTAACGAGCGTGCGATGAACTCGGTCACGGCTCAGTGGCAGCGGTTCAAGAACATCGTCGGCCAGCAGTTTACAGAAGATATGCAGGGCGTCGTCAGTCAGATGGAGAATACTCTCCGTTGGATCAGCGATAAGCTTGTGCAGTCCGAGAAGTTGTTAGACGAGCGTCAGGGTCGTCGTGACAAGGGTCAGGAGAAGTTCTATGAAATGGACATCACTGGCGGCTACAGCAACACCGAAGGTTTGGCTGGTGGTCTCAATAGCCTGATCTCTCTCGTCTCTACGAACGATAGTGTTGCTCAGTGGTTCGTTGATATTCAGAAGAGCAGCGACGGAGCTAGTGCTGCTTCGGAGCGTCTCGGCACGCAGATCAACGAGACCAGCGGTAAGATTGATGAGCACAAGCAGCGGGTTACTGAACTCGACAAGGAGCTTATTCGTCTCATCACGCAGAAGGATACTCTGCGGAACAACGACACACGCTCTGCTGCGGAGACTGCTACTCTTACGTCGCGCTTCGTTGGTCTTGCCAATCAGTTGACCGTAACGGGCAATCGTTACGATGATCTTGTGCAGGCTGCTCGTCGGTATCGGCTTGAGCAGTTGCGCCTTATGGGTGTCGAGCTTCAGGTCCAGCAGCTACAGCTTGGCCAGCAGTCACGTGAGTCCCGCAGCAACTTGCGGACTAATCTTTATCAGATCAACAACAACGCCGAAGTCATGGCGGCTCTCAACCCGCAAGAGCGCGGCGCGGTAAAGGGTCTGTATAATAGCGAAGTTGGTAGTCAGGCGTTCACGGCTAACTTGGGTATTCTTTCGGCTGCTGTTGAGCGTCTTGGAAAGACCAATCAATCTGTTGCCAATGTGTTGTCGCGTGGTCTCAATCCTGCCGGAACCTACGCACAATCTACCGCGCAGCTTGGTGCTATTGCTCCTGCTCTTGGTGCGGCTCGCGCTGGTCAGACCGGAGCAGGTGCTCAACTGAACACCGGCTATACAAATATCTCGGCCATCATTGAGCAGCTTGGTTCGCAAACCAACGGTTCGCCTGAGAAGCGTAGGCTCACTGGACAGGGCAACGCCATTCTCAACGAGATGGACACCCTCATCAATCGTAGGCTTGCCCAAAATCCTAACGCTGGTGAGAACCGCACCTACCTGCTTGGGATGCAGCAGGAAGTTACCAGCTTTCGCACGCAGCTTCGTGCTCTTAATTCCGCTACGGCAGAGGAAGTGGCGACCGGCAAGAAGCTCGCACGCGAGCGCACGCAGCAGGAGCGTAGGGCGGGTGCCGAAGCACGTCGCGCTGATAGCGAAGCTGCTAAGGGGCCAGCGATCACACAGGCACAGTTTGACGAAGTGCTTGCTCGCGTCACTGGTATGCCGCTTGGTAGCGGACAGCGCACTGCCGCCGAGCAGAATGACTTGCATCGCCGGGGCAAGACCCGCGCTACTGCTGATACATCCTCTCACTCCAAGCCGGGTGGTATCGCCCGCGACGTGAGGACCGGAGCGATCAGCGATGCTCGCGGTGAGCAGCTTGAGGAAGCTGTTCGTGCCGAGTTTAAGCGTGCCTACGGCATCGACGTTTATGTGAAGTATGAGAATGGGCGAGGCAAGAACAACGGCACCGCTCCGCACCTTCATGGCAACACCCTGCCCGGTCAGAATCGCATCAAGCCGGGTAGCGAAAGCCGTGGTGCCAGCGAGCAGTTCCAGTATGACACGGCGATGGATCAGGCGCAGCTTGAGCTTGATCGCAAGGGGCTTGCCGAGTCCCTGAAGCAGATGGCCACGGCCACTACCAGCGAGACCTTTGACGCTGCTGCTGCAAGCGCACAGAAGGCGTTGGAGCGCGTCAATCAGAACCTCAAGGACATCGCTGGCAACGAACTGGCTTCGGCTGGTATCGCCAATACATCTGACCCTCGCTGGCAAGCGAAGATGGCTCAAGTCGATCAGGCTATCGCGCAGAACATTGAAGCCTATCAGCGGCAGATCACTGACGGCTTGCTCAAGAGTTTCAAGGCTACCGTGAAGCGTGTGCAGGAGTCCTTTGAGGCTTCGCTGAAGCCATCACAGAATACCCTCGCAATCGCACAGGCGAGCGCGTCAGGGCTGAACAACTATACGATGCGTAACCGTGTGCCAGAGCAGACGCGCATTCTTGCTGACGCCCGCGTAGCACAAGCCCAAGAGGGCGCGCAGCGTGCCGAGTTGCAGCAGCTTCCGGGTCGTATCGCTGGTGAGGAAGCTGCGCTTGCAGATTTGAAGTCGCGTGCTGAGAAAACTAGCGGCCTCGACCTCGACCGTATCAACGCACAGATCGAAGAGACCAACAACAACCTCGCCAACCTTCGCACAACGCGTGAGGCGCTGGCTGCTTCGCTTGGTGTTGAGGGCTTGCTGCCACAGACTTTAAGTCAGGGCGTCAGTCAGGCGATTGCTGCCTACAAAGAAATGAACAACATGAATCAAACGTTCACGCAGACGCTGAACGGTGAGATGTTGGGCGGCATCACGACTATCGGTGACGCTTTCCAGAATATGTTCAGCGGTATCATCAGCGGTTCGCAGAGTGTGCTTGGTGCTATTGGTGGATTTGCCAAGGCGATCATGAGCGCGATCACACAGATCGTGACGAAGATCATTGCGACCAAGATCATCAGCCTGATGTTCAGCATCTTCGGCGGTTCGCTTGGTGGTGATCCCTTCTCGGCAAGCAACGCTGGTCCGGTCAATATCGACTCCAGTTCTGTTGCTAGTCTTGTGCCGTCATTCGCTGGCTATCATGGTGGTCAAGTTCCCGGCTTTGCTGGCGGCGGTCAAGTAATGGGTGGCCACGATATGCGCGACAGCACGCTTGCTAAGCTGTCGAAGAAAGAGTTCGTCGTTCGTCGCGCAGCCGTCGAGAGCGTTGGCACAGATTTTATGCACAAGCTCAACAAGCGGGGTGCTGCTGCGCTTGACAGCACGAAGGACACGCCGCCTATTGCCGTAGCCGCGCAACAGTCGGTCAACGTCTGGATGGTCAAGCCTGACGAGAAGCCTTCGATGGGACCGCAGGACGTTCTTGTCACTTGGCAGAACGACGTGCTAAGCAATGGCGAGTCACGTCGCCTCATTCAGCATGTTGCTAGGGATTCTCGTTAATGGCCGAAACGTTCAACTTCTGTCCTAATGGTCAAGTGCCAGAAACGCTTCCGCGTGAACTGACCAGTGCCATGACTATGAACGGATGGACTTTCGTATCCAAGCCGACGACCCCTTATGTTCGCAAGTTCCGAGTGAAGCTGCACGGCCTACGCTGGTTTCTAAACACAAACGGTTTGTATGATGTAGCGTCGTCACAAGATGTCAACGCCAAACTATTGGAGGAGTTCTATGAGCGTCATGAAACGTGGAATCCGTTTAATTGGGTTCATCCTCATCGCGGCACTATGCTTGTACGGTTTGCCAGCCCTGTTATTGTTCCTGCTGCTCTCCCAGCAAGCGGAGGCTTTATTGAACCTGTTGAAGTAAACTTCGTTCACCACAATCCGGGCTACTAATCATGGTTTCTCTTAAGACAGTTGGTGAGCGTTTCTATCATCACTTTGAAGTCATTGATAATGGCACAGGATTTGTGCGCGGCATCTTGTCTGAGACTGAACAGCAGTCGCAGCCATCGTATGTGTTCGTTGCACCACGTCACGTCTTCCGCACGCCGCACCCTACGGCCTTGCGCCCCGGCATGGCTATTCGTGATCGCATCGGTGACGTGTTCATTGTTGGCGTCAACGGCCCCTCGGAGCGTCGTGAGGGAACACTGTGGCAGAGCTTCCGTCTGATGCAGGCCACTGGCCAATACACTTGGACTCGCCGCCGCAGGATCATGGACCCTATCACCAAGACGCTGCGCGAGAACGGCGTAGAAGACAAGGGCCTGATATGGGCTGCGCTTGAAGCACTGGACCGTGAGGTTACTGACCGTGAGATGCGTCAGAACTTTGAGCAGCGCCGCGTCATCACTGGTGCGAACATCCAAGCTGGCGACTTGATTGACAACCAAGCCATTACCAAAGTAGACACGCAGCTAGGTTTGAGGATAGGAGTTCTCACCTAGTCTCGTTAAGGTGTGCGTGTGTCGATTCAGGTTTTCAAAGGTGCAAAGGGTGGACAGAGCAGCGGCTCCGGTAGCAGCTTCGTGCAGACTGCCGACAACCTGCGTTCCGAGGATACGTTTGAAGGACTGATGGGCGTCTGCATCGGCCCTATCAAGGGACCAACGAAGGGCCTCAAGTCTGTGAAGCTCGACGGCACTGCTGTCCAGAGCGAGAACGGTGAAAGCAACTTCCCCGGCTTCATCACTATTATGTCGGACGGCAACCCTGCCAACCACCCTGAGAAGCCTATTCTTCGTCTCGGTGCTGGTGCTGCTCCTACGCCTGTCAATCTTGCTCTGACTAACCCACCCAACGGCACGTCGCAGTGGGTAACGAAGACTGTCAACAACATTGCACCTGACTATATCGACCTGCGTTTCATTGCCAATCAACTGTTCACGCAGAACAAGCAGGGCGTCTATAACGGCACCGCCAGTATTGAAATTGAAATGAAGCCAACTGGCTCGGCAACATGGGTTAATCCTATGGCCTATGCTGCTGGTGTTCCTGCTGGAACGCAAATGCAGACTTCGATTGTTGGGTTGGTCGCTCAAGTTTATTTCAACGACTCCTATAATCAGAATGCTCAGACCGGCTATGCTGCTCAGCGAGCCTTTCAGATCACCGGCAAGACGGGTAGCCCATCTGTGCATGAGCTTCGCATGTGGGTGCCTTCGACCGGCGCGTATGCGAACCGCACTTGGGACATTCGCTGCCGTCTCGTTGAGAAAGACAGCGTTGACGCTGATCCGATCTTTGAGAAGCGCAACATCAATTGGGAGTCGGCTGCTGCCGTCTATCAGGATGAGATTGGCGAAGAGGAAGATTGGCGCGGCGTCTCTTGGCTTCAGATTTACGGCAAGGCATCGAACCAACTTTCGGGCGTGCCTGACGTTGAGGTCGAGACCGACGCAAAGATCGTCTCTGTGCCGCCGACTTCGATCTTCAACCCTGAGACCCGCGTCTACAACGCTGGCATTTGGGATGGCTCTTGGGCGAAGGGCTGGACGAACGATCCGGCTTGGGTCATCAATGACATTATCTCTGACGAACTGAGCGGCATTTCCCTGCTCGCACCCGGCTCGTATCTAAACAAGTGGGATGCGCTGGAAGCGTCCAAGTGGTTCAGTGAGATGGTGCCTGACGGCAAGGGCGGCGTGCATCCTCGCTACAGCCTCAACGTCGTTGCCAACCAGCAGATGAAGGCCGAAGAGTTTGTTCGCTACATGGCGGGCGCTGTAGGCGGCTTTGCGTGGGACGAAGGTGACGGCCAGTGGAGGATGAAGGTCGATAAGCCTGACAATCCCGTTGACCTGTTCACGCTTGACAATATCGAAGGTGACTTTGTTTACAGTCACAGCGACGTGGATTCGCGCTTCAACGATTACACCGGCACGTTTCTCAATGCCGAGATGGACTATCAGGAAGATACGGTTCATCTCTACGACAATAACAGCATTGCGCTGATTGGGCACAAACCATCCAGCATTGCACTGGTGGGCTGCACCAATCGTCAAGAAGCGATGCGTCGTCTGATGATCCGTCTGCGCTCGTCTGTGAATGAGACACGGCTTGTCAGCTTCACTACGAACCGTCGTGGCCGCAACATCGAACAGCTTTCCACGATCCTCGTAGCGGACGGCCACCTTGGCGATCAGGCCAAGCGCACCACTGGTCGCACGATCACTGTGGCTGCTGATCGCATGTCGATCATCGTGCGCGACCCTTTGCGTCTTGAGCTTAACATTCCCTACAAGCTCAAGTTCGCTTATATGAATCCGCTGTATAATCCTGCGAGCACGACGCAGCCAACGAACTCGGATTGGACGAAGCCGACGATTGTTGCAGAGCGCAATGTCACCAACAACTTCGCACAGCGCGGCTCGGTCACGACCATCTATCTTGACGCTGCATTGCCTGCTGGTCTGCCAGACAACCTCGCCATTGCGCTTGAGGCTGCAACGCTTGTTACCCTGCCGCTGCTGTATCGCGTGACGAACGTAGAATACAGCGACGATGGCGAGCGCGTGACGATCAGCGCACTGGAAGTGGACACTGGCAAGTGGGCTGCTTCTGATGGCGTGAGCAACGTCAACACTGTCTATCAGACTTTGCGGGGCAACGTGCCAACCCCGTTGCTACCGCCTGACAACACGCTGCTGCGCGTCATGGTGACGGAAGCTGTGCAGGGTCAGAACGTCAGCCTCACCGCCAACTGGCAGCGTCCTTCAGGCGCACAGGTCAGCGGCTTCCGCGTCACCTACTCGGTGAATGGTGGCGTTGAGCAAGTGCTCACTGAGAAGACCACGCTGACAAGTGCTGACTTAGTGAACCCACCTGATGGCACCTATATCTTCAATGTTTATACGATCAATCGTAGTGGTGCGCGTTCTGCGCCCCTAGTTGGCACGGCTGTTGTCGATGCCAATACGATTACTGCGGCTCAGGTCTTCTACTCGGGTGGCCAGCAGACGCTTGAAGACTTGCGTCCTGCTACGCCGGGTGCCACACGTAACAATCCACGCGGCGCATGGGCCAGCAATACTGACTACTTTGTGGGCGACATCTTCAGCCACCAAGGTGTGAGCTACATGGTTACTGCGGACCACAGGTCTACTGGAACTGTGCCGACCTTTGAGAAGATCGTTCTCTTTGTGGATCGCGGTGCTCCGGGTCTGAATACTGCGACGGTCTATCTGTATCAGCGCAAGGCTACTACGCCTGATCTACCAACAACTGCTGCGACCTACACGTTTTCGTCGGGTGTTCTTACCGGACACAACAACGGTTGGGTGCGAACAATCCCCACCACCAATGGTCTGCCGTTGTGGGTTACTGTCGCGTCAGCAAGCAACGACACGAACTCTGACATCATCCAGCCAAACGAGTGGGCTGGTGCCACGATTCTTGCACAGGATGGTCCTCCCGGCACTGGCAGCGAAGGCCCCGCTGGTCTCAACGTGGCGACGGTGTTCTTGTATAGGCGTTCGCCTGTTACAACTGTGCCGACGAAGCCGACAACGAATCTGACTTTTACGTTCGCTACGGGTCTGCTGTCTGGCGATCTTCAGGGCTGGCAGCAGACTGTTCCAACCAACGACGGCAACCTGCTTTACGTCACCACTGTTACCGCCTCGTCAGCAGACCCCACAGACGTTATTCCGGGGGCCGAGTGGGCTGCGCCTACTGTCATGGCCCAAAACGGTGCTGGTGGCTCACAGGGCTTGAACAACGCCATTGTCTACATCTACCAGCGTGCGACCAATGCTCCTACCTTGCCAACGTTAGGCGTGACCTACACGTTCTCGTCGGGTGTTGTGGCCAATCTCAACAACGGTTGGCAGGCTACCATTCCAAACGACAACGGCTTGCCGTTGTGGGTTGCTGTCGCCACGGCAAGCAACGTCAATACGACAGACACCATTGCTGCGACTGAGTGGACGGCTCCACAGATTTTGGTCGCCAGTGCCAGCGGTAGTCAGGGGCCATCGGGTATCAGCGTTGCGACTGTGTTCCTCTACAAGCGTGCCGCTTCGATCCCAACCAAGCCAACTTTGAACACGACCCTCACGTTCCAAACCGGCGTGCTGTCTGGCGATCTTCAGGGCTGGACGCAAGCTGTGCCCACAGTCAACGCGGCTAACGATCCCCTGTATGTGACCACGGCCACTGCTGCTGCTGCTGCTGCGACGGACACGATCGCTCCTACCGAGTGGGCCACTCCTACGGTCATGGCATCGAATGGTTTGAATGGCTCTGTCATCAAGCTGACGGCTGACCAGCAGGCGTTCCTTTTCTTGGACAACGTGGCTGTCAATCCTAACCAGCTAATCACGCTGACGGCTACGCCGCAGAATGCCAGCGAGACTATAACGTGGACGGTCTCGCCCAACGTGACGCTCAATGGAACGGGCAACACTCGCACGCTTTCGCTCGCCAACTTCGGCGGCAACCTGCAAGTGACGGTGACTGCCAAAGGAAACCTCACCAACATCACAGATACGTTCACGATCATTCGCACCGACAGGTCTACGGCTGCTGCTGGTGCAGACGTTACCTCGCTCAACACCGCGCTTGGTGACGGCAATCGCGTGCGCTTCTCCTTAATGGAGGGCGGCACTAACGGTTGGGCACCTTTGCTCGCTGTCGCTAACAATGTTTATTTTGACAAGCAAGTAATAGATGGTCGTGCTTTTATCGTAGGCACGACTCGCTTTGGTGCTGCTGGAACTGAAACAGCTAGTATCGGAACTAAGTTAGCGGTAGCACCAATTCCTGTTCGTCCTTTTGAACGTCTTAGTGTTTCAGCTTACATTGGCATTGATGCACAAGGTCAAAATCGTGCTTGGAACTTTGTGATTTGGTGGGTTGATGCCAACGGTAACGGCATAACCAATACTTCAATTGCAAGTGGAACCGGAGGCACTCCTCTACTTTACAAGCCAGCAGCCTTTGTAAACGTGCCTGCCAATGCTTATTATGCTTGGCTTGAAGTCTATGCTGGTGCAGGCGGTGGCCCTGCTGGCGACATGATTACCTACATCGGTGAACCAATGGTGACGACTGCTGGTTCGTCTCAGACTGTGCATCCTAACTTCACGCCGGGTCCCGGCAACGAGATGGGTGCTGACGTTACCGCGAACTCGCAGGTGACTTCAGAATACACGGTTACAACTGTAACGCTCAATGCCAATAGCAGCGGTGTTCTTGACGCGGGTCAGTTTCCTGTCACGTTGGCTCTGCCTAAGGTGCTCAAAGGCGGTCAGTTAGTGACGACCAGCGGGGATACTACCTACGCTATTTCCGGCCAGACTCCCGCTTTATCCGGTATCTCTGTTGACAACGGCGCTGGCAGTCCATCGAAGGGCCAAGTCACTCTTCCTAACACTGTGACAGGCAGCGGCAGCTTCACGCTGAACATTTACTACAAGGGCACGCTTGTTTCGGCTCACCCTGTAGCTGTAGCTAAACAGAACGCGGTTTATGTGCCGCCACCTGTTACTCCTCCTCCCACAGGTGGAACAGGATCAGGCGCTGCTGTCTATATGCCGACGAACGTAACGGCAGTAGCGGGAACACCGGCTGTCACTGCGGCTGCTCCTGTCTATGTGGGTTCGGGCAAGACGTTGGTGTGCAACTTGAGTGCTCAATATTCCTGCTTCGGTATCACTAGGTCCACGCGTCTTGTGGCGAAGTTCCAGTATTCTCCTGCGGGAGCCAATAGCTGGACGGACATTGGGCCATATGCCACCGGAAGTGTTACCTCTACGGATCAAGAAGGAAACCTAAATGACTATGGTGAGCTAACTATGGTTCAATCGGTCGCGCCTGCTGCGGGAAACTATGACGTTCGCCTCAATTTCTACAAAGCCTTGACCGCGAATGCGCTTCGCCTAGAACCAAACTCCGATGGTTATGCGAATGGTAATGGCTAAGATGAAAAAGTGGCTGGTCTTTGACGAAGATGGGAAGATGCATCAGGTTCTAACGAACCCCGGCGAGGACCCGCCAGAGGGGCACATCGTTCGTGCCACGACGAAGCATACGACTGATCCTGCCTGTGAATGGTTCGACCTTGAGAAGGGCCGTTGGGTCAAGGACAACGCCAAGCGTGAGAAACTGGATAAAGAAAATCGCCGTAGCGGCGTGACAAGAGGCGAGTTGGTTGATAGGGTGGAAGCTCTGGAAGCCCAAGTCGCAACCCTGTTGGAGAGGATCAATGCCCAAGGTCAAGCGTAACCCTGTCGCAGCCTCGCTGCGTTTGCCTATTAACAGACCCAAGGTCGTGAAAGACAAGCGGCGTAAGGTATTAAATCTGATACACAAAAAAGAGGGGGCTTTCGCCCCCTCTTCCTTTATCTGCGGAACGACTGTGTATCTCCGAAGCGTCGGATCATTTCTCCTGACGCTCCCTTGGTCGGTCGGTCGTCAACAAGATTGCCGGTCTCGTTCGCGTCCGCGAGGATGCCGAGGCAGGCCCGCGCATGACCGACATGATGCACGCCGCTGATAGGATCGAAGTCCTCACCATCAAGAAGCTGATAAAGATGCCGAATGGCAGCCGCGATATAAACCCGGTAGAGAACGGGGTTGTCACGCCAGTTGTATGGGCCATACTTCTTCGCTCCGTCCATCATTGCCTGCGACTCATAGAGTAGCGCGGCACCGGGGATAAGCGACAGGTCTGGCTTCGTCAATCCGATCAGGTCCTTGGGGTTCACGCCGGTTGTCAGCGGCTCCGTCGAGTTGTCAGCTTCACCAGCATAGGTGAAATCACCAATCACGTTGGGACCAACGCCGTTGTCAATCGCAAGAGTGACATCGTGCGAGTATGCCTCAATCTCTTCGGCAGGGATCGGCTCTGGCATGTGCGAGATACCGACAGCCTGCAAGGCGGCGAGAGGATCGAACGGCTGCTCGTCGCTGATGACTTCCGTCAGTTCCAAATCGGGCAACTGAACAGGAGCCTTACCGGCTGCTTCCAGATCGTCGGCCTCGGCTTCGCTGCCGAGGTGCATGTATTGGGAATCGCTCATACTGAAACTTCCGCTTTGATTGAGGGGAGGGGGCTGTAGTTGAAGAGTTGAATATCTTCCGAGTTCAGGTCGAAGATGTCCTTGTCGCCAACAACCTTGAGTGACGGAAAGGGTGTTGGGTTTCGTGACAACTGTTCCTTCGCCTGCTCGACGTGGTTGGCATACAGGTGAAGATCGCCAAAGGTGTGGATGAACTCGCCCACACCCAAGCCAACTTCGCGGGCAATCAAGTGCGTCAACAGCGCGTAGGATGCGAGGTTGAAGGGCACGCCAAGAAAGATGTCGGCGGATCGTTGATACAACTGACATGAGAGCTTTCCATCCTTGACGTAGAACTGGAACAGGGCGTGGCAGGGACGCAAGCGCATGCTGTCAATGTCAGCCACGTTCCATGCGCTGACGATATGGCCGCGATCATTTGGCTTCTCGATCAAGCTCTTGATGACGTTGGAGATTTGGTCGATCACAAGAGGCTTCTGGATAGACCAATCCATACCCATGAACTCGGTCTCTCCGCGCTCTACGGTCGTTCGATTGGTTTCCCAAGCCCGCCACTGTTTACCATACACAGGGCCAAGCTCGCAGTTCTCGTCGCACCACTCGTCCCAAATGTGAACGCCCTTCTCTTGCAGAGGCAAGGCGCTGGTGCTGCCTGACAGCATCCACAACAGTTCCTCTACGACGCCACGAAAGAACACCTTCTTCGTGGTCAGCAGAGGAAACTCGTCCTCAATGTCGAACCGCATCTGCCGTCCGAACGTCGAGAAGGTGCCAGTGCCTGTGCGATCTTCGCGTGGCGTAGGGTCTTCCTCATGCAGATCGACTAGCTCTTGGAGCAGGCCGAGATACTGTAGCTCGCCGTGGTAGGGGCGATTGCCGTTGCGTAGCTGCGAAGCGTCCACCTGAATGACAGACGACCCGGCAACAGGCTGGAACACGCCGCCGTTGGGGTCAACGATGGCCGGTCCACCCGACATGATTAGAGGATGCTTTTTCATTACGCGACCTCTGGCAGGAAGTAACCCGGCATTGGATCAGGACGACCCTTGCGCGGGATTGAATAGAGGATCAGGGTGCCGCCGTCACGACCAGTGGCCATGATGTGCGTGCCTGCCTCATAGTCTGCGCGTGCCTTGATAATGGCGGGGTTGTCATTGTCCCAACCTAGCAGCGTGGCAGAACGACGAGCAACAGTGTGCTTCCGAATGTCAGGGCGACCAAGGCCACCATAACGCTCTTCGGCTGTGACGACGCGCTCTTGCTGGCTGTTGATGACCGAGAACACTTCGTCAACGCTGACACCTACGGAGGTGGCAGTCTTGAAAGGGGAGCGGGTCTGCTTGTAACGCACAAGTATGTCCGCGATGACTTCGGGGGTAAGCATTTCTAAATCTCCTGTGATACAGCCAGATACAACTAAGCTCTGCTACTGCAAAACGAATATCAGGCTATTACTCAGTATTACCTAAGTCGATCACATGATCGGCTGCTGCCACGCCGCGATGCGTGACGAGGATGACTTGCTTGAGGTGGCCCTTGTCGAGCAGCGCAGCCATTGCTTCGGCCACTGCTTCACGTCGGCTCTCGTCAGCAAAAGCATCCATTTCATCCCCAAGAAACACAGGGAAGGTCTCAACGACGAGCACCTGCCCAAGCGCAAGACGAAGGGCGATGTTGGCGACGGTCTCGTTGCCGCCAGATAGGGTCTCGATACTTTGACCGTTGACCGTTATCTCCATGTCGTCGTCAACAATTACTTCGGAATACTTTCCGTTGGTCATATCGTTTAGGAGACGCGAAGCGACTCGACTAAGAGACGGAGCAAGGAGCGCCTTGAGCGTGGCCCTTGCATCTGCAAGGCTAGTTGCTCCTTCTCGGAATGCGTCAGCAAGTCGCAGGGCTTCCGCGATTTCTGCCGAGGTTTTTTCGTATCGGTCTTGCTGCACTTGGTAATCATTGAGTAGCCTTTCATAGTAGCGAGCGTCAAACAGCCGTGTCTTGAGAGCGTCCAAATCTGCTGCGGTGGGCACGTCACCCATGAGAGCAAGGTCACGCTTGGCGTTGGCGTTGATTACACGCTGACCTTCGGCACGCTTGGTTAAGGCATCAAAGCCGTTCCACTGTGCGATCAGGTTATTCACTGAGTGCAGTTCTTCGTTCACGTCTTGTGTCTTAGGCAATGCCGCCAGTTCTGCGCGAGCCTTGTTGGAGTCCTCGATCAACCGCATCATCTGACCGTGACGACGTATCTCTTCTCGCGTCAGGTCAGGACCATCAGGCATAGTGACATGACCAACCCCCGGCACGAAGTTGTCGCCGCAGGTGGGGCAGGTGACAGCATTCTCAGCAAGGGCATGATAGGCTAGACGCTCGACAGCTTTCTCAAGCTGCTCTGGCGTATATTCGTTCTCAGTCTGCTCAACGATCTGTGCTTGGAGAGCTTTTCGTTGAGCCTCGACGCGCTTGTGCTTGTCCTGTCGGGCTATCAAAACCTCACGTTCACCGTCCTTCGGGCGCACACCATCGGGCTTAGGGATTTCTTTCTCGGGTCGAATAAGCTCGCGTAGTTTTTGTGCCAGCTTGTAGCGATCTTCATCCTGCGCGTATTCCAGCCCAAGGTCGCTGCTGGTTTCATAGTCGTCGGGCTTGACCGGCTTCTCGGGCACGAAAAGCTGTCGCGTCAGCGCCTCGGCCTCGCGCTTGTAGGTCGCAGCCTCGTTCTTCACAGCCTTCTCAACCTGCTCGTTGCTGGTAAGGCCCACGACTTCATCGACCATGCGCTTGCGCTCGGCTGGTCGCATGGCTCCGAAGATGTCAGCCTTCTTCTGCACGCTGGCATTGCACACGTCGAACACGGACAGGCCGTAGCCCATCAGTTCGATGATCTTCTTGTTGACAGCATCAGCACCAACGGCCAGCACCTCTCCGGTGGTGTCCGTAATGGTTTCCTTCTTGCTAGAGCGTGCGATTGTGTAGTCAGCACCCTTGATGTTGACAACGCCTGACGCATCAAGCTTCTTGTAATCTGACGCTGGCCCTCGTAGGGCGGCTTTCCCGTAAAGCAGGAAGCGGGACATCTCGATGGAGCCGAAGGTCTTGCCAACTCCATTGGGTCCGATGACGGCGGTGAGGCCCGGTTGTGGTTCAAACTTCCCTTCCAAGGCAACTTGGTTTATAGGGAAGGCAACCGAGTAGGTGATATTTTTCAGCATGAGATTTCCATAGCAACCACTTCCTATCATTGATATGTTTTTTTCTTCTATTACTAAGTATAATACATAAAAGAAAGCCTTATAAAATGAACCTCCCCGTATTTTATGACCGACTCCGCAAAGGGAAACTGCTTGGGCCGGTGTTGGATGCGGACGAGTTCGAGGGGACCAGCGAGATTGTCAACGCAGCATTGGTGCGGGGTGTTGGCCTAGCACAATTGGCTTACATGCTGGCGACGACCTACCATGAGACCAACGGCACCATGCAGCCGATCAAGGAACTCGGTGGACACGGCTATCTCACTCGTATGTATGACCCTCGCGGCACGCGCCCCACGTTGGCGAAGCGCAACGGAAACATTTATCCCGGCGACGGAATCAAGTATGCTGGTCGCGGTTTTGTGCAGTTGACGTGGCGCGGGAACTACGCTCGCGTCGGTGCGCTGTTGAAGATTGACCTTGTGAACAACCCCGACCTTGCTATGACGCTGCCGGTCGCCGCTCGTATTCTCGTTGAGGGGATGATGGCCGGATGGTTTACGGGCGTGTCGCTGACGAAGCGACTGCCTGCCAAAGGTAAGGCTACTCGCGCACAGTTCGTGCTTGCACGTCCTATCATCAACGGAACGGACAAAGCCGACAAGATCGCTGGCTATGCCATGATCTTCCAAGAGGACTTAATTGTAGCGGGGATGTCATGACACCACTCGAATGGCTGCTGATACTATCCATCGGTAAACTGGTGGTTGGCTCGCTGCTTACCCTAGTCCTTTGGGAGAGCTTGCAAAAGTTCAAAAAGTCAATATTGACAATCGTCACAATCTTAACGGTTGCTAATATCTTTTGTATCTACATCCTCATTGAGATTTTGTTTCCATGATTTCGCCACCTGCCACACTCAAGAGCCGCTACGGATGGACGCTTGTTGCGTTTGCTCTGGCTGCATTCACTGTCGCCGCCTTCGTGGGCTGGCAACTCTATGAGACTGCGCCGCGTGCGTGGTGCGCTCTTGCGGAAGCTACGTCTCCTGAGAACACGAACGCGTGTCTCGCTGTTCTGCTCAAGCTCATTGACATGAAGGACCATGCGCTCATTGGTCTCATGTCCATCCTCGGCATCACTGTGGTCAGCATCCTTGCTGTCGCCTTGGGCCTTCGCATTTCTGCGGCTGGCCCCGGTGCCACCTCAATCAACGTTGGTGCCAGCGACACTACCGTTCAGAATGAAGACGTTTCGCTGACTGTCCCCACCCCTCCCTCAGAGTCCAAATAAAATGGCATTGTCTATCAAATCCATCCTCGGCGGCTCACTCTGGAAAGCCGCTACCATCGTTGCCTTTCTCGCTTCGCTCGTTGTCGGCTACTTCCTGATTCAATCAGGGTTCGAGAACAAGCAGATCACCAAGGAGCGCGACCGTCTTGCATTGACGATCACCGATCCCAAGACCGGCTACATCGCACGGCTCACACAGGCTAATGCGAACGTGGTGATCTTGCAGAAGGCTATCGAGACGCAGAACATCGCGTTTACGAAGCAGTCTGAGGCGTCGAAGGTTGAACTACGACGCTTGACAAAGGAACTCGCCTTGGCCCAAGCAAAGTCGCGTGAGGCTGAACGTCGCCTAGCGGAGTTCATGTCACGGAAACCACAGGGTGCTACCTTGCAGGACCGGATCACCGACATTGATAACCGAGTTCTGAAAGACCTGAAACGATGAAAGCCGCCTTCCTTCTACCTCTATTGCTGTTGTCAGCCTGTGCTACCAAGCAGGCAGCAGTGCCAGAGCCGATCATCAAGACGGTAACAGTCAACGTGCCGGTGTCGCAAGCGTGCGTCCCGAAGACGATGACAGCACCGCCAACCTACGTTGATACTGACGAGGCTTTGCTTGCAGCTAAGGATGCAGCAGAGCGTTATCAGCTTGTCTACGCTGGTCGCATGCAGCGCGTAGCGCGGCTAGGCGAAGTAGAACCAGTGATCGCGTCATGCCCGAAGGAAAAGTAAGTGCCCGAAACCGAGGATTACCGGGAGTTGCGTGATAAGGTCGCCTCGCTTGAGCTTGCTACTGCCGAGAACCGGCATGCCCTCGCTAACAGCCGTCAGATTCTTGACGTAAAGCTGGACAAGATCACTGGCGACATCACCGACTTGAAGAATGCCCTAAAGTGGGCCGGTGGTCTCATCATATCTTTGATGCTGTCGTTCATGGCGTGGGCTGCACTTCAGCAGTATAACGCCAACGAGTCGCAGAAGAAGGATTTGCAAGAGCAAGTCTCGCTCCTCAAGACGCAAGATCAAGCGGCCAAGGAGCGAGACATGATACTCAAACAGATTCAGGCACAGCAGGGTGGGTCAATAGTTCGTATTGACCCTGATCCTACGCCACGCCAGTAGAAGAGAAGCGGCCTTCGCCGCGCTCGGTCTCTTCTGTGTCAATGAAATCGACTTCATCAATCTCGGCCCGTAGCACTGGCGCTGTAACAGCCTGCGCTACGCGGTCGCCACGCTTGATATAGAAATCTTCCAGACCCAAGTTGGTCAACAGCACCATGATTTCACCACGGTAGTCGCTGTCAACAGTCCCCGGCCCATTCGTAACGAAGATACCTTTCGAGGCCAGCCCGCCCCTTGAGCGTATCTGAATCTCGTAGCCTTCGGGGACCACCATTCGGATGCCGGTGGCGACGACCTTTGTCGCGCCTCTTGCGACCATCACGTCCTCTGCGGACGACAGGTCCATCCCCGCCGAACCCTCTGTTTGGTAACGTGGGAAGGGTAGGCCCGCCCCATGCGGCAGGACTTCCAGCTTCACTTTGATTGTGCTCTGCATAGGTATTCTCCATCCATTCGATACCAGTGGTCACAGCCGATGCTAGTCTTTGTGGCGTGTGAACATCTAGCGATAGTTGATACGATGCCCCCTCAGGGGGGCGGTGACTGCTGATGCGGATTACCGCTCTGTTCCAATCACGCGGGAACAGGATGACGTAACGACTGTCAGATCGTGCAACCAACGAGGATTCAACCCTCGCTGGTATTCCCATCTGTCTCGCCTTGTCGAACAGCTTCAGGGCTACCGTCATGCTGTTCTGCGGTGGTGTCTTCATAAGGCAGGCGCTCCTTAATGAAATCCCGAACCTTGGGATCGAGCTTAGCGATACGCTCGGACAAGATTTTATTCCAGTCAAAATCTGCAAGTGACGCAGTAACCTTTGTCGGTTGCTCATCGACCTTCACCCTCTTTTGGGTGACTGCCAGCGCGTCTAGGTCAGGCAAATCCTCGCCGGGTTTCAGCAGGACGCGAACATGCTTGCCCTTAAAATCGTCAGCAGGGCGGCTACGCGCCTCGTCAGCCGTGATTGTCAGGTAGAGACGGCCCGCAGGGTCCTCACCGTGGCTGTAGGGCTGTAGCGAGCCTGTGCAGATGACTTCTCCATACCTGCCGGGGACATGATAGTGGCCGCTCCACAGTGGCACGTCACCGAAGGCAGCGCGAAGCTCCTTGATGGGCACAAAGTGCTTGTCTTTCTCGGCGTCGAACAGGGTCAGGTCCCAATGCCCTACCACTGTAAGGATGCCGGTCTCACCTGCGAGGTCTGAAACTTGCTCGTCGGCTCTGCGGTCCCATTCCCAAGGAAAGAGGGCTACTGATTTGACGACCATTGGCCGACGAGCAATTAAGAGATTCTCATAACGACCTCCCAAGCGTTCTTCAAGGTCGTGGAAGGCCCCCACAGCGGTTGTGTTGCGAGGCATGTCGTGGTTGCCAGCCATCATGACGTAAGTCACGTCAGGGTTATTAAGGGCTGCGCTTACTAAGGCTTGCTGTGTCTCTGTAACTACTGCGTAGCCTACATAAGGATGATCGAAGAGGTCTCCGACCATGATAATGAGGTCTGCGTCCACCTCAAGGCGGTCGCGGAAGTCTTGGAACTGGCTGGCCTCACGCTTTCCCCTGTTACGCAGCGACACACCCTGCTCGAACTTCTTGCCAAGGTGGGGGTCTCCGATCAGGTGAACGCGCAGGCCGTCAGGCAGCACGAAGTCCATTAGGCTTTCCGCTTCTTCGGCTTACCATGACGATCCAGCACGATCCAAGAGCGCGGACGGCTCTGTAGGTGAGGGATGGTGTTGATGCAGTCCTGTAGGTTCTCGTAGGACTCGGTGGTCGCGTAGATTTTGCGCCCGTTCTTGCTGACATACCGCCAACGCCACTTGTCTTTCAGCAGACCCGAGGGGTAGACGTAGAACTGTCCTTGAATGTCATCCATTACAGCACCTCACTTGGAATGAAACGGGACTTGATGTGCATGAGCATATCAATCTGATACGCGCAGTCATGCAGACCATTGTGTGCGTCACCCTCGTTGACGACGCGGCCCTCCAAGTCAGGATGCTCCGGGTTGCCGATCAGACCAGCGGCGAAGCTGTTGAGGTCACGCGCATAGCGAAAGTGATACGGCATCTTCATATCCAAGGACTCCAAGGCGTCCGCAAGGAACGCAAAGTCGAAGGAGAGAGGCTTGCTCCAGAAGCGATAGCCGTTGGCAGGCGCACCATCAGTGGAGAACTTCACGAAGTCCTCATACACAGGACGTGCAGGCTCGGAGCGCATGATGATGCTCTCGTAGACCTTGCGGTTACGACCATTCCAGAACTCACGCGTGCTGTCGCTCCACCCTCGGAAGGGGAGCGGCATAGGACAGCGGTCGAACATGCCCCCTAGCTCGCCGGTCTCGTAGTTGAACTTGATAGCAGAAACTTGGATGATCCCTGACGTGTGGGGGTTGGTGCCCATCGTCTCAATATCAACCATCACGTCAGTCATATTTTCCACGGCTGCAAATCCTTAAACTTAATGGATCGCTTACCGTCTTCGATGAGCGATGAATATTGAAGGCAAGACATAACAAACCATTGCCCTAATTCATAGGAGAAAATGTAGAATTGATAGCTGTGGGAGCCTCGCTTGGCCTCACGAATAGCAGCCTGATGCTGTCCGTCTTGTATCGCACCAAAGGGGAAGCTCACGCCTTTCAGCGTGGACTTCACCTCGGCATAGTGCAGCGGATCAACAGGTGACGAGACAAGGAAGTCAGAAGGCTTCTTGAAATCGCTGATGTTCTTGACGCCGGGGTTCAGGGCCATCAAGTCCTTGCGATCACGAAGACGCTGGACGTGCCCCTTGGCAGACCAGTGTCGTTCAAATGCCCTCTCGGCTTCCTTGCCGTCGTTTTTCATGATCGGAAGTCGTCAGCAGTTTCAGGGACCGTCCGTGACGCTGCGATAGCTCCGCGAATATACAGGCCAAACGCCGTGCCGATCTGCATCATCAGCATGGCTTGACGGTCCTGCCGCTGCCACCATGCAAGGTTGAAGTCCCACAGGGCCACAGCCACAATCAGGTAGGGCACCACTAGGATCAGGAAAGCGAGGATCGCATAGCCGATCAGCCGTCCCGTCATTTCAGGGCTTATCTTCATGTAAACATCCAATCCAAAAGGGTTTCAATCTGTGGTTCGTCAAGGGCCTTACCCTCATACTCCTTGCCGATCACACCTTCAATAGCCGAAGCCTCGTCCAACTCGATCTGCGTCATCTTAGGATCGGTCTTGGAGAATGGCCGGAAGGTGCGTCCCATTGCAACGGTGCAGTGGAGCGGCAAGGTCTTCACAATGTCAGGGTGAGTGGTCATAGCCTCACGCAGGACGGGGATGAAGGCAGGCACGTCACGCTTATTCACGCTGAACACAAGCTCGTCGTGAATAGGCATCATCAAGCGAGCCTTGATGTCAGTTTCGATCAGCTTGGGCTTGAGGTTGAGCAGAGTGCGCTTGGCCAACGTGGCACAGGTGCCTTGGATTTCTGCGTTCACCACCTGATTGCGAGCACGGCCCTGTATCTTACGGATGGCCTTCTCGGCATAGTTCTGCATCCCCGGCGCAGCCGTGATCTGCATGAACTTGTCCTTCATCTGCCTGCCCCACTCGCTCGTCGTCTCGAAACGATTGCGGCGGTGCCCGTCAGGGAGAATGACGTAGCCGTGCTCTGCTGCGAACTGGTGCCGCCCGACACGCCACGCTTCCTCGTCAGGGAAACGCTCACGATACTTGTCTACGGCGTCCCAATGCTCTTTGTCTGACCAACCAAGGTTTGCCGCCACCGTGGAAAGAGCACCCGAATACCAGTAGGAGAAGTTAATCCCCTTTCCGACAGCAGTGCCCCGCGCCCACTTGTGAAAGTCCGAAGGTGAAAGGGTCTGACCGGACATATCAACGAGCGTTCGATTGTTGGGGTTTCGGCCATACTTGAACTCCTTGAACTCTTCCTCAGTCAGCCCCGGCAGGGTCTTGACCGACAATCCATCGACTGCTGCGCCCGAGTGCATGTCTCCATAGGGCAACTGCCCATAGACCTTGCGAAATCCCTCGCCGCCAGACAGTTCACCAATGAGGACCAACTCGATGGCAGACCAGTCAGCGGAAACGACGACGCTATCGTCATCATCAGCAAGATAGAACCCTCGGATATATGCGGACTCTCCCAACTTGGCGAGTTGCATAGGGTTTGGGAACGACGTGGCAAGTCGTCGCGTGGCAAGCTGTGAGGAAAGGCTAGGATAGACACGGCTGGTATCGGGGTCCATAAGTTGAGTGTAGGGCGTCAGATACAGCTTCATGCGCTGGTCAATGTCGGCCATTAGCTGAATGGACTCCATCAAGTCCATCTTCTGCTGGTCAACCAACTTCAATCTGATCTTACCGCGAGCGTCACCGTCCGACTGCACCTTGCCATGCTCATACACGATAGGCAGGCCAGCCAGATCATACAT